CCCGCGTCAACTGCTCCTGGGCGCCGACATCGATGACAAAGGTGCGTGGCGGCACGAGGTGGCCGGAGGCGATCAGCTCTCCCAGGGTGATTTGATCCGCGACGTTGCTGAAGACCTCCCGCAGTCCCTTGCCGTCACTGCGGGCAGGTGTCGCCGTCACCCCGAAGATCTGAGCGTGCGGGTTTTTGTCCAGCACCCGGTCGATCACGCGGCGGTAAGACGCCGAGGCGGCGTGGTGCGCCTCATCGATCACCAGCAGATCGAGTGTTGGTATCGCGGCGAGATGGTTGTCGCGTGACAGCGTTTGCACCATCGCGAACGTGGCGCGACCGGACCAGGATTTGTCCTTGGCATCGAACACGGAGGTGCTCACGCCCGGATTCACCCGTGCAAACTTGGTCAGGTTCTGGCCAGTCAGTTCATCGCGATGAGCGAGGATGCAGGCCTTGGCATCTGGCTCGGCCAACAAGCTGCCGGCCACCGCCGACAGCATGATGGTCTTGCCGGACCCGGTGGGGCCAACAGACAGGGTGTTGCCGTGTTGGGCGAGCGCCGCCAAGGAGCGCTCGACTAGCAGGGCTTGTCGGGGGCGGAGCATCATGGCGGCGTCCCCCTTACTGTGCCCAGCTCGGGCGGCCCGGCACGGAGGCACGGCCCGTGGCCTGGGCATATGCGTTCGACCCGTTGGCGGCCCCTGACACCGCAGGCTTTGCGGACCCGCCCATGAGGGCGGCGTAGTCCTTGTGGTCGGGTGTGATCGCGGACTTGATGACGCTCTTGTCCTGGCCGTTCTGGTCTTTCTCCCAGTCGACCTTGCCGAGGAACTCGATGCCGTCGAGGTCGGCAAACCCGCTGATGCGGCGCGCGTTTTGCGCAGCAGGACTGTTGTCGCCGGGGTGAACGCCGCGCGCGGAGTTCAGGATCGCCTTGATGAACGTGCGGCCCATGTTGGCCCACTCAGGGCCTTTCGGGCTGTGCAGGCCGATCAGCGACCACATCTTGCGACGGGCGAACTCGCCTTCCATCACGACGAACTCGCAGTTCAAGTAGACCGAGCCGGTGTTGTCGTTGCGGGTGGCGTAACCGCCCGTCCATCCTTGCGACGGATCATCGAAGCCACCCGGCTTGATGGTCATGCGGACGCGCACCAGCGCGCCCTTGGGGATCAGGTCGAAAGAGGTCTGTTCGGAAGCGGAATTGAAATCGAAATAGGTCATGATCAGGACTCCTGAGTGGAAGTGGATTCGGTGTTAGGGACAGGCGCGGCAGCTGGCGCGGGGTGCGCGAAATCGAGTCGCTCGGCGGCGGGCCTGGCAGGGCCGGCGATCTTTTCCATCAGGCGGCCGAGATGCGGTTCTTCGATCGGATCGAGCCGCCCGGAGCGGTCCTTGGCGGGGTAGCCCCATGCGTTCAGCGTGTGGCAGACGAAGGCGCGGTAGCTGGCGCCGTCATCGGCCTTCAGTTCGGCCAAGGTGACGACCTCATCAACGATGCCGGGCAGTTCCAGGCCGGTTTTGGAGCCGTCGATCTGCAGCGAGAACACCCGTCGATTGAAATCGTCGAGGCGTTCGTCGAGGATGCCGACGAACCAGACGTTCTTGCCGCGCGTGTGCTGCAGGTGGGTCAGCCAGCCAATCATTTCCTGGCCCATCAGCCCATACGCACCCCGGCTGTCGGGTTTGCCGGTTTTCTCGGAGTAGGCCTGGGGCTGGCCTTTGCACCATTGCAGGCACAGGCGACCGGCCACGGTGATGGAATCGACGAACACGGTGTCGTACTTGTCCAGTACGGCCGGATCGCCGAAGCGCGCACACACAGCATCGAAGTGGGCTTGGCTGAACGGTTGGTCGTCGCGCAGCGCCGGGTTCGGCCCGCCGATGTACACCGCGAAGTCACGACACTCCTGCCAGGTGCGCGGGCGGATCGTGTCGCCGGCCCAGCCCTCGACAGCCAGATCTCCAGCTTCAAGGTCGAAGAAAAGCGTGGCAGTGGGTTTCAGCGTCCAGAGCTGTGACGTTTTGCCGATGCCGCTCTTGCCGACGAGCACGCCTTTCACGCCACGGCGCTCGGCCAGGCGCTGGTCTGCAGTAATGATGGGGAGGCTCATTTGCCGGCCTCCTCGGTGCTGATGTTGGCGAACGCGTCAGCGACGGTGGTCACGCCGAGTGCGCCGCGCTTGCGGGCCATTTCGTACAGGTCGCGCAGACCGCCCAGACGGCGATGGATCAGACGGGACTCCGACTCCATGCCCTGGATCGCGAATGCCACGTCATCGATGGTGGCGTCTTCGAGGCGACGCACGACTTCGTCGGGGCGATTGCCGTCCAGCGCCGGGATGCGGATGTTTTCCGGCAGATCACGGAGATACATTTCCGGCTGCTTGCGCAGCAGTTCGAGCAGCGTAGGTTTGGTTTTCATGGCGATTACTCCTGAAGCAGAGCGAGACGAAAGCCCGGCTTGCCGGTCTTGAGGGTGCGTGCCGGTGCGAAGGCGCTCTTGAGCGACTCGGGCCACGCGTTGAACTTGGTTTCCGAGATCCGGTAGCTGATGTCCACGTACTCGGACGGGTCGTCGCCGTTGGATGCAATGCGTCGAGTTATCTCGGCGAGCCGCGTCTGATCCCAGTCGACCTTTTTGGGTAGATCGGCGGTGATGCGGACATGGCCGTCCTCGAAATGGACGACGCCGGTGTCCTTGCCTGCCGCCAAGCGCAGCTGGTGTGCGCGGTCGGCGTACTTGAGATCCAGTGCGCGATCGACGTGCTGGTCGATGGCCTTGGCCATGGCAAGAAGATCAGCCGCGTCGTTTTTGAGCTGGAACAGCGACTCGCTGGCAAGCGCAGCCAGTTCACCGGCTGGGGTGGCCAATGCCTGATCGGGAGGGATACGGTTCATGCCGCACCTCCTTCGCGATAGGCTTGGTCGGTGCTCTGGCGCAGGGAACTGCGCTCGAACGCCTCGACGTCCTCGATGCGATAGACGACCTTGCCAGGCAGGCGGATGTAGACCGGGCCGATACCCAGCACACGCCAGCGCTCAAGGGTTTTGGGCGAGAGCCCCCACCGTTCGGCAAGTGCCTGCTGGCAGAGCCGGGTTTTGGTGGTGGATTCAGTGCCGGAGGGAATGACCGGCGGGGTTTCACCCGATCTCGGGTGGGTGACCGTTGGATTTGGCATTGCAGCGCTCCATGGGGTTGTTGAGGAACACTGCGCATCCTCCGGATATGACTTCAGACGCTCATCCGGTAAAACTTAGACGCTCATGAGACGGTGATGCCGGCCCAGAAATGCAAACGGGCTGCACAAGGCAGCCCGCGTGGGTGGTGAAAAAAACGAGTTAGACGAGCAGCTTCCAGGCGCCGCGCTTGCCCTCGGCCTGGCCGATGTAGATGTCGGCGATCTGCTCTTTCCAGTTGCGGAAAGCCTGGCTCGGGCTGGCGGAGCCTAGGCCATCCATCAGGTCCTTGGTCAGCACCGCCGGATTCCCCGAGCGGTAGGCATCCACCAGTCGCTGAATCAGCTTGATCTGCTTTTCGCCCACCACGGTCAGAACCGGCTTGCCGGGAATGAACAGTGACCCTGAACGGTTGTGCTCGACAATGAAATCCACCGTCTGGCCACCCCGGGCCAGTACCTTGCCCTGACCGTAGACGCTTTTGAGACGGGTGAGATCAACGGTGGGCTCAACAGCGTTGGCCACCAGCAGCGTGGCCAACGGCAACACGACATGGCACCCCAGGAAGGCCGGCGCCGTTTCGCAGCAGGCCAGCACCACCCCGACGCCGGCATTCTGGTGCGCACGCAACTGGATATCGTAGTCGCGGATGACACGCTGGTCAGACAGCTGCCGTGCCAGGTAGGCAGGGATGGATTCACCATCAAGATTGAGCATGCCGAGGAATATCAAGCCTTGCTCCTGCAGCATCTGCCCGACGGGCTTGAGTGAGGATTTGAGGCCCTTGATGATGCGCTCCTCGATCCACTCCCGTTTGATCTCGAAGTAATCCAGCGACTGGGCAGGGATTTCGACCCACTGGCGCGAAACCGGGCATTCGTAGCGGACGTGCCCGATGGTCGGTGAAGACTGGACGGTCACCAACTGCGTCTCGCCGTTTTCCAGCTCGACTTCGATGCTGCTGTGACGCCCCCGGCGAACAAGAAAGCCGCCCTCGAGCAAAGGGGCGAGCAAGATACCCCGGGTATCCAGATGGCGGCGCGAAACCGTTTCTGCATGTTCATCGTAGAGGCGCAACAAGGCAGGAAAGGCCGCACACTCTTCGGCCGCATCCAACGGCCGCACCTGTTGCATCAGCCCCCAGTGTTCCAGCAGCTTGAAGCCGAAATCGCGCTGCTTCGGATCACGGTTGCTGCGCAGATTGCATCGATTGGGATCGCTCAGGGTGATGT